GAGCTCGGCCGGCACGGCAGAAACCGTTCCAATGTCTGGACCTATGCCGGCGTCAACACCTTCCGCAGGGGTCGCCTCGACGAGCTTTCGATTCATCCGACGGTGAAGCCGGTCGCGCTAATTGCGGACGCAATCAAGGACTGCTCACGCCGCGGTGACATCATCCTGGACCCGTTTATGGGATCCGGCACCACCCTTCTTGCGGCCGAGCGTGTCGGCCGCAGGGCCTACGGCATCGAAATCGACCCGCTTTACGTCGACGCTGCAATCCGGCGTTGGCAGGATTTCACCAAGCGCGACGCAATCCTGATGGAGACCGGCCAGACCTTTAGCGAGGTTACCGCTCATCGCTCTTCCGCGAAATCGCGGAGGACGAAGTGAGGTCTCGCAAACAACCGCGGGCGCGCGGCGCCCGCACATCAGCAAAACGGGCTGACGTGGGATACGGCCGCCCGCCTGTCGAGCATCAGTTCAAGCCCGGTCAATCCGGAAACAAGCGCGGCCGACCAAAGGGATCTAAAAACGAGGCGACGATTCTTAACGAGCTTCTTAGCCGCAAGATCAACATCAATCAAAACGGCAAAACGCGAAGGATCAGCGTACTCGAAGGAATGTTCCTGAAATTCGCTGAAGACGCCCTTAGAGGCAACCCAAAGTCCGCGGCCTTCCTGCTTTCTCGCAAGCAGCTCATCGAGTCCATCGAACAACCCGGAGCGGCCGCCGTCGACGCGGACGAGCAGAAAATTTTGGACGCTTTCATCCAGGAAATTGAAGAGAAATTCAAAAAACAAGGAGATGACAAATGAATAGCCAGGAAATTGTCCTTTTGGACGAAATCCTCCGCCGTGATTTCGGAAAGTTTCTGTATAGATGCTTTCTTTGGCTCAACCCAGGTGCAACGTTTCTTTCCAATTGGCACATACGAGCCATCGCCTATCAACTCGAGCGCATCAGACGCGGGGAAATCACCCGCTTGATCATCAACCTTCCACCGCGCTATCTGAAATCGATAACAGTCTCGGTTGCATTTCCTGCGTACTTGCTTGGGCTTGACCCTCGGCGCAAGATCATCGCGATCAGTTACGGCGATGATCTGTCTGCCAAGCATGCAAGCGATTTCCGGTCAGTTGTAAATTCTTCCTGGTACCAACGCGCTTTCCGGGGGATGCGCATCGCGAGGAATACCGAACTCGAGGTGATGACGACTAGACGCGGTTTTCGGAAGGCAACGTCGGTTATGGGACCCCTGACCGGGCTCGGCGGAGATCTGGTGATCATTGACGATCCGCAGAAGCCGATCGATGCACAATCCGAACCGCGCCGGAACAGTGTGAATCAATGGCTTTCCAATACTTTGCTATCGCGGCTCGATAACAAGCAAACAAGTGCCATTATCGTCGTGATGCAGCGAGTCCACATGGATGATCTTTCGGGATATCTGTCAAATTCGCCCGAGAAATGGGAAGTACTGAGCTTGCCTGCTATCGCCGAAGAGGACGTATCCATCCCGATCGGGCCGAACGAATTCCATGATCGAAAGGCTGGAGAAGCACTTCATCCCGCGCACGAGTCGGTCGAAACGCTCCGCAAACTTCAGGAAACGCTCGGTCCTGATGTGTTCGCTGCGCAATACCAGCAGTCGCCCGTTCCGCAGGGCGGCGCGATGATCAAGAGGGATTGGTTCCGATATTACGATGATCTGCCCGTGCGTATCCCCGGCGCCAGGGTTATTCAGAGCTGGGATACTGCCGCCAAGGATGGCGCCCAAAATGATTTTTCGGTGTGCACCACGTGGATGATCGTCGACGAAAACTTCTATTTGCTCGACCTTGTCCGCGACCGCTTCGAATATCCGCTGCTTCGCGACACCGCGATCGAGCTCGCCAATCGCTTCAAGCCCGACGAAATCCTGATCGAGGATGCCTCTACCGGGACCGCTTTGGCGCAGGAGCTTCGGGAAAAAGGTGATTTTTTCGTCGATCCCAAAAAGATCGAGCACGACAAGATCGGCCGTCTCTATGTTCAACAAGGCAAATTTGCCGCTGGTCGCGTGTTATTTCCGAGAAATGCACCCTTCTTACCTACACTGGAGGTGGAGTTACTGACCTTTCCGCAATCGCGTCGCGACGACCAGGTGGATAGCGTTAGCCAGGCGCTCGCCTACGACGGGTTGGGTTACGACCACAGCATGAACTGGGTGGGATGAGGTCTGGTAGGCTCGAGCAAGCCTCTCTATTACCCCGTGACCAAGCCGCAGATCGCTAAGCCCGGCTCGGGACCGTTCCATAGGTGGATATGCGACCGGTCCTCGGGCGGACTCAGCGACGCCGCTTGGGGCGGGCGAGACAAATCAACAATAAAGCCCCCGGCTGCCCAGTCCGCTCCGAGCATCTCGTGATCCTGCAGGCTCCAAAAGAGCCATAAGATTGCTCGTGAATTCGCTGGACTTCTGCATCAAGAGGAGCGTGTGTGGTGGCACTGAGGACGCCATCGCATGGTGACCTCCGCCCTTCGTCGCCTCGCCGAATCGCGGGGCTCGTGTCAGTGGCAGCACATGATGCTGTCACTGACACAAGGAGGGCCGAATGACCACCAACAAGAAGTCGAAGCTCACGAGGCGCGCCGCGAAGCCGCCTCGCGGTATCAAGCGGGCGTCTAACGCTTTGCGTCCAAGAGAGGCCGCGCCTGCCCGGAGGTCGAAGCCCAAGGCGGCTGTGCGAGCCGTTACGGAGACGAGTGGCGGCTCGCCCACGAAGCAGGACACCGTGCTGGCGATGCTGCGCCAGGCCAAGGGCACGACCGTTGCCGCCATTATGGCGGCGACCGGATGGCAGCCGCATTCGGTGCGCGGCTTCTTTGCCGGCGTAGTCAAGAAGAAGCTCAAGCTGAAACTTGATTCCGAAAAAATCGGTAAAGAGCGGGTCTATCGCATTGCCAAGACCGGGACCTCGTCATGAAAGAGGGACGTCCGGGCGAGGCCGACCGGGCAATCGATCCCGTGGTCGAAGCCGAACTGGAGCGGCTGCCCAAACTGCCGATCGCGGAGTTGCGCAGCCGCTATCGCGAGCTGTTCCGAAACGAACCGCCAAAGGCGTTCGGCCCGGACCTGCTCCGGCGCAGCATCGCACATAGGATCCAGGAGCGAGCCTATGGCGGCCTCTCACGGGAGCATCAGCGCCTGCTCGATCAACTGGTGAAGGCGGCTCGAGCGAAACCGAACGGTCGCATTGAGCTGCCAAGGCGGATCAAGCCCGGCTCCGAGTTGGTTCGGACCTGGAATCGCACGACCTACCGGGTCGTAGTCATGGAAAAGGGATTCGCTTGGGAGGGTCGGACCTTCTCCAGTCTCTCCGAGATCGCCTTAGCGATCACGGGGACCAAGTGGAACGGGCCACGGTTCTTCGGGCTGCGATCGTCGGCAAATAGACCCCCTGAGGAGCCCAAGACCGATGACAAGTGAAGGCCGAAAAATCCTGCGCTGCGCCATCTATACGCGCAAATCCACCGAGCACGGGCTGGAACAGGAATTCAATTCACTGGACGCCCAGCGGGAGGCCTGCGAGGCCTATATCAAGAGTCAGGCCTCGCAGGGCTGGAAGGTCCTGCCCCAGCATTATGATGATCCCGCCTATTCGGGCGGCAACCTCGACCGCCCTGCCCTGAAAAAGCTTCTCCGCGATATCGAACAGGGCAAAGTGGATGTCGTGGTGGTCTACAAGATCGACCGGCTGACCCGGTCGCTCGCCGATTTCGCCAAGCTGGTCGAAACCTTCGATGCCCGCTCGATCTCATTTGTCGCGGTCACGCAGCAATTCAATACGACGACATCGATGGGCCGACTGACACTTAATGTCCTCTTGTCCTTTGCCCAGTTCGAACGGGAACTGGCCTCCGAGCGAGTCAAGGACAAGGTCGCCGCGTCCAGAAAAAAGGGCAAATGGACGGGAGGAACGGTTCCGCTCGGCTATGACGCCAAGGATAAGAAGCTCGTGGTCAACAAGGCGGAAGCCGAAACCGTGCGCACGATTTTCCGTCGCTATCTCGAACTGAAATCGTTCGCCCTACTGGTCGCCGATCTGGACAAGCGCGGCATTGCCACCAAGCGGCGAAATACCAAAGTCCTCAAGTACCGAGGCGGCATTCCTTTCAGCTACGGTCCGCTCGCTTATTTTCTTAAGAACCGAATCTATCTCGGCGAGATGCACTACGGCGGCAAATGGTTCAAGGGTGAGCACGAGGCCATTGTTGATCGTGAGACCTTTGATCGGGTTCAGCAACTGCTCAAGGACAACGCGAGCAGCCGGAAGGTGAAGCGTTCGGAAAGCAGAGCCCTGCTTATGGGAAAGCTGTATGACGATCGAGGCAATCTCATGAGCCCGAGCTTTTCCCGCAAGAACGGCGTTCGTTACCGGTTTTATGTCAGCTCGGCCCTGCTACGCGGCCGAAAGGACAGGGCCGGCTCGGTCCGGCGCATAGCCGCTCGCGAGATCGAGGGCGTCGTCGAGGAAGCCGTTCGGGGAAAGTTAGATATCGCAGATGCTTCGGGTCAGGCCATTACAGATCGGATTGAGCGCATCGTGCTCAGCGACACCCAGATCCGGGTCACCCTCAACGCCAGTGGCCAAGCCTCACCGGCTGCGACCGTCAAAATTCCTTGGAGGTCCACC